TTTCCTTTACATACTCATCTTCAGTATCATCAGCCCGTGTTTTTGGTTGACGCTTGACTTGTACACGTCTTGATCTTGCAATAGCTGGTGATGTTGAAACAGGCGCTTGCGGTTCAGCAACTGCATCATGACCAACTACCTCATTGGCAGCCTCGTTATTATCAGCCCAGCCTTGCTGTACCCTTGCTATCCAGGTATTTGTTTCAATTTGTTCCGCTTGAGCATCTTGGAAGCGGTCTGTTGTACGCAACTTATTAAAGGTTAAACGAGCTTTACTCTGTTTGCCTTGTACTTGCAGCGCAACATTATAGGCACGCTCTATAACACGCTTAACACCTCGCTGAATGCTTTCAATCCCTGCCACATATATTTGCCATTGAACAGTGCCATGCGTTTCTGTGCTCGTCTCATTTAATCCCAGCAAGATAGGTAACTGTTTTAACGAAGCAACAAGCTGCTGATTAATGATATTAATAAGAGCAGTAGCGTCCATTGACTTTCCATTCGTACCACCTGTCATTTCTACCTTCACACTATCAGGATGGATAAAGTTATCGTCTGGCTTTAATTTATTAAAAGCAGTTTCAATATCACTAATGTATTTACCAACAAACTGACGTACTGCTTGTTCACCTTGGGAAGCAATGCTTGGAGGAATGTTTTTTAGAATAGATTCCTCAACAATTGAGATATCAAATCTTGCATGACCTTGATTATGGGCCACGGCTTTTAAATCTTTTAATACCTCGGTTTGGAAGAACACAACTTGCAGCACTGGCAAAATAGGAGAACGTCCATAAGGATCTCCAATGTCCGGATCAAGAGGCTGATAAAATACCTGCTCCCGATTTAGCACTTTGTATGTACCATCGGACTGTTTTTGTACTAACTGGATTTCACCTGTTTCTTTATCCTTTCGAAAATCTACAGAAGTAGGATCTACTGCGTGAAAATCCACGACATCATTCAAGCCCTCATTCAGTTCAACCTCTAAACAAATAGCTCCCTGGGTAAAAGCAGTTAAATGTAACACATTAATTAACTGATCAGTACCACCGCCATATAAAGCCCCTACACGTTTAGCAAGACCATTAATATAATCTAGCCCCTGCTTGTCATTGGAGCCTGTAGGCTTTAAGCACTCAAGTTCATGACCTGTATTGGATAGGCGAAGAAAGTTCCATATAGCCATTGATGCTGTTGGGTTTAAATCACGAATGAGCTTCAGACTTTCCATAACGTCTTTATTTCGAAACTCACTACGATGAATCATAATTCCCTCATACCAGGAGAATTGCTTTTCCCATTTCTCTTGAGTTTGTCTGCCACTCTCCAAACGTGAATTAATAGCACGGCTTATATTGTGAAGGTATTTTCTAGTCTTTCTTTTTGTATTCCAGCTTCGATAACGGTCAATAATATTCATTCATTCACCCCCTTCATTTTCCATCCACCAATAGTAGGTAGCATGATATTGCTGTATTCTTGATTGACTCGTAATGGTTCAATTGAATATCGAAGAGCAGCCATTGCATCGTCAAATACCTCAACTGGCTCATCACGATAGAGACCTGACTTCGGGTCCTTCTTCCATTTCCACTGCTGAATTTCTTTGATCGTATTCACACATGAAGGATGGATATGAATCTTTAATCCTTTGAGAATATCAATTTGAGCTTTTACACTACCTTGATTCTTATGAACAGGTATTGCATTATAGCCAGCGTCTCTCCACATCTTTATACGGTCAGGTTCAGCTGAATCACAATACATCGGTAAGCTTTTGACGACTTGTTTTTTATCAGCAGATTCAATAATTTCGTTTGTATCCATTTGATGTACATAGATTTCATTGCACACAAATAGCTCACCGTCTTTAAAAGAAACCGTGAGTAATGCATTTGCATGGTTAAAACCAAAGTCTTGGGCATGGTGCATAGAATCAAATCGTTCAAAAGCAATATCAAAGTCATGAACAGAGTAATTGGATAAAATAACACCACCAAGCTCTCCCCATTCCCCTAAGCCGTAAATCTTATAACCTTCTGGATCTTGTTCTTTACGTAGCATCATACGTCTGTGATAAGCTTCATCAATGAAACGATTTTCAAGATAAGTACTTGAATATGTGTAAATATCTTGGTGTTCAATATCAAAGTATTTACGCTTAATCCAATGGTTTGCACTTACTGGGTTAAAAGAAAATGTCATTTGATAATACAGGTTTCTATTGGGTAACAATCCCCTTAATCGGTCATCAAGGATATCTACATCTGATTCTTGTAGCTCTGTCGCTTCTTCAATCCATATCCAAGTTAATTTGCCTCGAGAGAAGTTAATGGACTTTACTTTTTCTCGTTCATTAACATCTTTCATTCCGCGAAAAATAACTTTATTACCTGTAATCAAGCATTCTAATTCCAAAGGACTTTGCTTAACCTTCCAATAACTTTGCCACTTAGCTCCACAAACTCGCTCAACAGCAGCTGTTAACTCAGCAAAGGTTGAATCCTTATTAGAAGCATCTATCTTACGAACAACAAGCAAATTTGCTCCCTTATTATTTGGGTCCATTAACTTAAGAATGAAATCCTGAGCGATGTTAACAGATTTTCCAGAACCAGCAGACCCTTTAAATAAGCGATATCGTTTTCTGGTACCATTAATCTTTTTAAACCCTTTATTAAAGCCAACAACTACCTTAGTCATTGTCCTCACCATAATCAATGACAATGTTTAAATCCATATCACCCGTATGCTCAACATCTTGCTTATCTCTCCACTTGTCTGGACGACGATTTTTCAACCAAAAGATTTGAGCGGTTGTATCAGGAGCCTGTCGTTTCTTAACTCTCTTTGTAACTACAAGCTCGTATCGCTTAGCTTTTTCGTTCCACTGACTCTCCTCAGTGACCTCTTCATACGCATAACCTAATGCTCGTTTTAACAAAGCATTTTCAACTTGAAGGTCAACTACTTCCTTTCCTTTTTTTAAGGCGTCCGAAATGTCCGGATACTTCTTCTTCCAATCGTTTAAAGTAGAACGACTAACCCCTACATTATGAGCGATTTGTTCATCAGTTAAGCCATTTCTAGCCCACCCTTCAAGCAACACAAGACCTTCTTCTGTTATCCATTTCTCATACTTTCCCTTAGCCACCTACATCATCACCGCCTCCATCAGTTCAACTTTGGCTTACTCTTATAGGCTAACTATAAGTTGAACCTAATTAGTAAAAATAAATAGTAAATAAAAAAGCACCCTCGAAAGGATGCTCTTAATATTAAATCGAATTAAGCTGATTCTTTAATTCCTTTTAAAACACCTAGAATAGTAGAGAATTTCTGATAGCCGTGTTTAGCTAAATCCTTAGCATTTTCCTGTACCTTTTGGTTCAAGAATGCATTTTCCCCATTCTCATCGATATAGATAACACATTTGGTTACCCATCGTTCTAAGTCTTCTAAAGGAATGATTAAGCCTATTCCAAAACCATCAGGCTTAGCTTCACTTTTAAGAGTTTCTGCTTCATCAATAAGTTGTTCTAAAGTCATATTATCACCTCCCCGTCTATCAATACGACGAGTTGTGACAAATTACCTTCTTTTATAACATTTCATTAGGCCTATTCACTTAACATATTTTCTCAAAATAAAAAACACCCCTGGAGAAAGGTGCTTTTTATGAAATACATACTACACACAAAGGTAATGAGACGTCAGTCGAAGGAGATAGCAATCTCCTTCTCCATTATTACTTTTTTCCGTAATTTTATACCTTACAAAAATAAAAAACACCCTACACAGAAGGATGTTTTTTATCAACTTAATTTTGAAAGGAGAAACGATTTGTCAGCCAAGGGAGTGGTCGACCATTTATAGTTTGTGCTCCTCGACTATTTCTTATACTAAATATTTTCAGCACCACCTTATGCTAATTGCTTAATTAAATTAAACCCGTCCCTTATCAATCACCCGGGAGGCGGCCAGGATTGTAGTAACGGTTGCTGTACGTAAAACGACAGACAGTAGTTTCGTGAAGGACTTGCACACTTCACTACCCCGTGGCTATCGTACGCAATACAGCTAGACTCCAATTGTTCCCCCGTAATTTCAGCCGGCAATCTTCATAGTCATTCGATACACCCGAGTACGTCTTGATAAGGGAAAGGCGCTTCTCCCACAAGCAATTTGCTATTGCTTATAAGAAAATATTACCTTTCATGGAAAAATAAAAAGGCCCCCAAAATGGACCCTTTTTTCTCTGGATTTTGTCGGGTTTTTGTCGGAAAAATATCTGAGGAATTAGATGATACCTAGCGAAGTAGCAATGTTTAAAATGGCAGCACCTTTCTTCTCATAATACTTTTCTTTTTTTAACCCTAAATCCATATAGATATTAATATCCTTTGTCTGCTTTGATTCCAAGTACTTGATCTGGATAATTTCGCGCTCAATTTCATCTAGTGAATGTTGAAGAGCGCGTTCAATTTGTTTCACTTTCAATTCAGCTAGGTTATCTTCTTTTCGAAGGACAGGGAACAGGCCGACCACGCCTGCTTCCTCTCTTTCTTTTTTATTAGCTAGCTGCACCTTCAATGCTCTATAGTTTTTTAACTCTCTTATAACCGTTTGACGAACTAGCTTTTCATCTACTGGCTCAAGTAACGTTAATTGCTCAGCTACCATTATTTATCCCTCCTATCGTTGTCTATACGCTCCGCCTCTACCTCTTGAAAGAGTTTGACGGTTAACACTCATTAAATCCAAAACATCACGTCTAGAAAGCTTTTCTGTACGTTTTAGTGGCTTTTGATAACAAATTTCCTGCTTTTCATTACACTTTTTGTCCTTTTGCTCACTTTTTTCTTCTTTCATATAAGCTTTTCTCCATTGCTTCAACTGATCATGTAAAGTTGGATTCATGGCCATATCCCCTTTTATAAAATAAAAAGGACACCAAATAAGCTATTGCTTACTCAGTGCCCTCGGTTTTTCCGATAAGCTTTATTTAAATTTGATGTCCATTTCTATTTTGCCGTGACACGGTTTCCCACCCTGCCAACTAATAATTTGTTTTCCGTAACCTGCATCTGGCTGAGGAACTTCCTTGAGTTGTCCATCTATTACGATATAAGTTGCATTTTTCATTAAGTCTATTTCAGCGGTCATTTTCTCTGTATTTACACTCACCAGAAAATACCTCCTCATGTTATAATTTCATTAGATTTACTGGGAAGAGATTCCTGGTTCAATTTCACAAGAGGTAGTGTATAATGAGACTACCTTGCAACAAATTCTTTTTTATCACACAGATGCTCCTGGCAGAGCGTCTTTTTTATGTTCTAAATACTAAATACATAGAATAAAATTTGTAGAGTCCGCTTATAGCACCACGAAGATGCTCTTGTCTCCATAGAGCGTCTTTTTTATTTAGCTACCTTAACTGACTTCAAAGCCTCAAATATATCCTCTTTTACGCCTGCTACATCCTTTTTCAATTCATCAAGACTAATTGCATCACTACCCTTGATTTCCTTCTCTATGAGAGCATTTAAAGCGCTATTGAGAGTGTTATAATAACCAATTTGTTTAAAAGCCTCTTCTTCGGTTACATTCCCTTGCTTATCCTTTTTAAAGTACTTTTTATTTAAAACAATGTTAAGTGGATC